TCAGCTTGAGGATCTGCATGCTCATGTACGGCTGGTCCATGAGAGAACCAGCAAATGGCAGATGCCTGAAGTCCCCGCTCTCAGAGTCGCAGCAGGGCAGGTACAGGTCGGTTATGTAGAAGAGCCAATGGCCGTACTCGCTGTAGAGCTCGGCGCTTCGTCGTCCGTTGAAGACTTCTGCGCAGAGGGACGCGATCTGCCGCCGCTCGCGTCCGTCCGGGAAAAAAAAGCGGCATGGGTGTATTCGTTGACGACCTTCACCGTCAGGTCCAGCGACTCGAATACCAAGGAGGCAACTTCGCGGTTGTCCATCTTTTTCTTGGCATCCGCATCCTCGTAGAAGTTGTGGTCCACCAGGATTGAGGGAAGCAGGTCGCGAAGCAGGGTGAGCGTCTCGTTCTCCCCCTGCTCGGAGGCTTCCTTCAACTTGAGCATCTCCAAGGTGGGCAGCTCCTTGAGCACGATGTATGCCTCGTCGTCGGCCTTGAGGCCCACCAGTGTTCCCACTTCGATGCGTACCTTCTGGATGCAGGCGTCGTAATGTCTTGTCTTGATGAACATCTCTTCTTATCCTCCGTAGGGTGTTGAAATCTTGTCGGTGATCACGATGGTGATGGGCTCATCGGTGCCCACGCTGAGCGCCTCGCCCGCGACAGTGGAGCTGAGTATGCCCGTTCCCCCGACATTCGCATCCACCTCACTGATCGCCACATGAGAAAGGGTTACGGTGATGCTGTGTCCTGCTGTAGGAGATGAGAAGGTCAACTCGACCGACGCGTTTTCCTCGCTGGTGAGGTATCCACTTTTCAGCGATTCCACCTCGGTGCTGTAGGGGATCTCGAAATTGATGGTCACAACTCTCTTTCCATGCTGCGGTTGTCCTGCATACAGGCCCGATGCATAAGTGCGCGGGGAGCTTTCGAGGGTGTTGTCGATCTTCAGCGACGCGCTGGTGATGTCGTACGTGCTTCCGTTGACCGTGAAGGTAGCGTTCGTGCATCGGTACGAGGGAATGCTGAAGCTCTTCAATGCCTCGTCAATGGTTCCGCTCTCTTCGGTGGTTCCCTTGAGATCTATGCTCCCCTTCACATAATCGCCCGCCGCGCAATCCAGGCTGAGGGCGCTGATGGTGCATCCCACATACCGCTTGATTGCCGCCTTGCGGTCGACGGCGATCGTGAGGCTGGGAAGCGCCTCGTTCACATCGCAGAGGCCCATGGTGTGGGTGTACGAATCCGAGTCTCCCACCTGCGAGCAGGTGTCATCTCCCCCCAGGGTGGCGTGCAGGATGAGGCCGGCCGATTCGGGTCGGAGGATGAAGCTCACCGAGCCCTCCACCGTCACTGCCAAGAGGTCCCTGCTTGATGCGGTCTTGCTTCCCAAGAGCGAGCCCTCATCCCCTTTCTCTACCGCCACCTTGATGCTCTCGCTGGTCAAATCGACCAGTGTGGTGGGACTGGCAGCTTGGGCGAAGGAGGCCTCCTTGCCAATTTGCAGCCGCGATCCTGTTCCTGTGTAAAATGCCATATGCGTTTCCTCTCTTGTTTAGAATTCCTTGGACCACTGCAAATCAATGCTTGCCTCGATGGCCGTGATCGTTGAGCTTGCTGTGACGGCAGGGTAGTAGTCCATGTCGGTGATACGCGCGTCCTCGGTGAATCCTCCCAACGTGGGATCACCACGTACCAACAGGTACAGGGCGCTGTAAAGCGCGAATACACGCTTGACCAGAATCGCGTTAGGAGCGCTCTTGCACAGGATGAACACGGTTGCTCGCATGGTGGCCAGGTCACTGTGCATCCCCAATGGCTCCAGGTTCTCGTAGTCGGGTTGGATGTAGAGCATCGTAGGGCGCCGCATGGCGTCCACATCGGGAAAATCGATCTCCACGTTCGTTTCGTCGAACTGCTTCACAGCGATTTCCGCCTCAGGTTCCATCAGTGCAATCAGCGAGGTTGTGATCACCGCCTTCAGCCTTTCGAGTACTTGCATTTCGGTCTTCATCGTGTGTTCTCCTTCTCGATGCGCGCCACTTCCTTTTCGACCAGCTGGTCCAGCTTGGCCTTGAAGGCTGTGGTCCCCAGGTAGTGCTTCACAGGCGTTGCAACGAAGTCGCGCTCGGGAAGCTTCACCGAGTGGACCTTCACCCACTTGCCGTCCTTTTGGAAGGTCAGATACCCCCCGTCCTTGGCGGTGATGCGGGCTCCCTTGGCCAGCGCGTAGCCGTAGAACACCTTGGTCTTGTCCGATGAGGCCTTGGCCTCGACGATGACGGCCTTGCCGCTACGGATCACGCGGCGGCTGATGCTCTTGTAGAGCGCTCCGGTGCCTTTGGCCAGGCCGTGGGACTTGTAGGCCTTGCGCACCTGGGTCCTTGCTGCGGTTCCGATACCGCCCAGGATGCGTCGCATCGCCTTATGCCGATTTACCCCGAGGGATTCGAGGTACCCTAATGCTTCGGCAAGGTCGGTCTCCACCGATACGCTTTCGGTGCTGTATCGTTTCCGTCTGCTGGTCATGTCAGAACCCCAGGATGCGCATACCGTCCAATGGCTGGAGGTACTTGCGGTAGTTGCTGTAGTTGACGAACGTGCGGCTGTTGTCGGCAAAGCTCTTGCCCGTCAGGCCGATGTTCCCGCCGGTCTCGCTGAGCATGAGCGTCGCGATGCGCAGGATCGAGACGACGATTACAGAGGGCATCTGCTCGATCTCCCATCCCGCACGGTAGCTGAGGAGGATGTTGTCTTCACCGATGGGGAACTTGGTGGCATGGTCGATGAAGCTGATGTAATCGTCGTAGGCTTTTACCAAAGCGGTATCCATCACGGTTGTTCCCACGGTGAGATTCTCAACGGATGTGATGTTACGTACCGGAAGGTACAGGCGCCTGGAACCGGTCCCCGAGTACACGATATCGGTATACTCCTGCTGCTTCGGATCGAAGCCCAAATACGAGGTCACGATATCCTCGGCAGTACAGAGGAAGGCACCCTTGAGCTGCACAGCCTCGGGAGAGTCCTCATAGTTGCCGCTGTAGGTGTTGAACATGGCGATGCTGGCGATCATGCGCTTCCTCCTTCATTGAAATGATGGACACCCCGGCTCTCACCGGGATGCCCCCAAATTTTCTTATGTTTCGCTAACGATCACCGTGCACGCCTCGCTTGAGACATCACTGAAAGCCTTGGTGGCTCCTGTGGTTGCCTCACTGACGACGCAGTAGTAATACGAAGTTCCCGCGCTCGCCGTGGGTGCCTCGTACGTGTTCCCCGTCGCTTCGCTGATGAGTGTTCCTCCGGTGTTGGTCGCTCCTGTGTTCGCATACCATTGGTAAGCCAGCTCTCTGCCGTCAGAAACGTCTGCTTGTACTTCCAGGACGACCGTTTCCCCAATGAGGGCGGCCACCTCAGTTTTCACAAGAGTCACCGTCAGTGTTGGGACCGTCGGTTCGACAAGGCCCGCAGTCTTAAGGTTGTTGATCAGGACATTCAGGTCCTTGACTGCATTCGCCGCGGTGGAGGCCCCTGATGCCGGAATGTACGGTATCGGACACGGTCGCTCGTCGGTGATGATACAGTCGGCAGCGAGGATCACCTCGCCGCCGATGACAGTTTTCTCACCGCCTTGCTGGTGGTAATTTTTCGTATTGTATCCCATCAATTACCTCCCTTAGGCCTTTTGCTGCAGGACCTTGACGGCCTCGCCGAGGATCAGGCGCCCATCCACGCGCTGGGACCCGAGGAATCCCACCTGTCCGGTCGGAGCGAACAATTCACCCAGGCGCTTGAAGGTGCGTCCCTGGCGATCGGCGATCCAGTAGTACGAGAAGTCCCCGAAAGCCAGCGTCTTCGCCCCACCTGCGATCTCGGGCATGTAAGCCGAGGTCTTCACCGGACGGGACAGGATGGTGTCGGGAGTGCCTGCTGTCAGCGAAGGCTGCCAGATGTACTGCCCGTTGCCGTCCTTGAGCTTGCGGAGCGCCTTGACGGTGGCATCGTTGGTCACCCACACCGCGTTCTTGCGGTACGGACTTCGCAGTGCATAGTACAGGTCGATGACCTCATCGGCATTCAGGGCGGTTGCAGAGGCCGCGTTGACGCCGATTTGTGCACCCCCGGTGGCCGCGAGGATACCGAGGGGCTTACCCGATCCGTCCCCGGTGAAGAATGCCGCCTCTTCCTTGGCTCCGATGCGACGGGCAAACTCGGTGGCGATGTAGGACTCGATGTCGAACACACTATCGTTGATGAGCTCCTCGGATACCTTGATGATCGTGCCCAGCTTGTAGGCGCTGATGGTCACCTGCCCGAAGCTGTCATCGCTTTCCGGATACGTTCCCTCCTCGTCGATCCATGCCGCCTCGCCCTTGGAGGCACTGATGGGAATCTTGCGATCGCCGCTTGCGGTCTGGATGATCTTGGCGATCGAACGGAAGAGGTTCTCCTCCTCAAGCGCCTGGATGAGGGTGTGCTCGAATTCGTCGGGCACCAGGTAGCCGCCTTCGGTGTCCGTGCCAACCTGCAAGGCGTTACGCAAATCGGGTGCGTTCTCTCGGCGCCTGAGGTGATTCCAGAATGCCTTACGGTACTCGTCCGAGGCACGTCCTGCTTTCTTCTCAGTCTTCTGTGCTCCATCGGGGCGGCTGGTGATGGGAGAGCCCACATGAGCGTTCAGCTCACGATCGAACGCCTCGATGCGCTCCTGCCGTTCGATCTCGTGGCCCAAATCCACGATTTCTTGTTCCATTCGTTCGTAGGTGGTGGTATCCTCAGCGCTCAGGATGCCCTTGTCGTTGCGCCTGGAGTCGAGGAATGCCTTCGCCTGTTCCCAGGTCTTCGCGCGCTCGGCGCGCATGTCGTTGATCTTTCCCATTGTGTCTTCTCCTATTGGGGTTTGATGAGATTCAGTCGTTTCTCGAGCTCGCCAAGGGCGGCTCTGCCTTCCTCAGGTGGCTCCTGGTTCTCTGTGTGTGCATATGTTTCGGTGATCTTGTTCAGCAGCGAGAGCTGCGAATTTTTGGTAGAGAATGCATACGATGTCTCATTGGATGCTTTCTTCGCATCCTCGAGGATCGCATCGGCAAAGCCCAGCTCGATGGCCTTCTTGGCATTCATCCACGTCTCGTTGTCCATCAGGTGGCTGATCTTCGCCCTTGTGAGGGTCGTCTTGATCTCGTAGGCGTTGACGATGCTTTCCTTCACCTCATCCAGCATGCCGATGGCCTTCTGCATGTCCTGATGGTTGCCATAGGCGAGAGTCATGGGATTGTGGATCATCATCAATGCGGTGGGTGCCATCAGGACTTTCGTGCCCGCCATCGCGATGACCGAGGCAGCGCTCGCTGCGATCCCATCGATCTTCACGGTGATAGATCCCGGATAATCCATGAGCATCGCGTAGATGCGGCTCGCTGCGATGCAGTCCCCTCCGGGTGAGTTGATCCACACCGTCACCTCTCCACTGTCGGCAAACAGTTCATCGCGGAACTGCTCGGGGGTGATGTCATCATCGAACCAGCTCTCCTCGGCGATCGTGCCCGAAAGCTCAAGGATTCTCGCTCTGCCTTCTTCTTCGCTCTGGTTTTTCCATTGCCAGAACTTCTTGTTCTTCATTACTCTCCTCCTGGGATGTATCCGTATACGTGTCTGCGAATGCCCCTGCCCGGGATAGGGGGAGCATGTTTCCGTTGATGAGATAGAGGTTTCCCCCGTCCCCGTCGGCTATCTGGTCCATGTCCTCCAGAGTTCGGATATCGTTTGCGCTCATCCATCCGTTCTGCCGTGCGGTGGCATACCCTCCCATGCGGCTCTGGTAATCACCGCGCAGCAGCCCCTCTACGTTGAAGCGGAAGAAGTGCGTCTGCTTCTCTCCTGGTTCGAGCAGCGACCGTGCAAGGGCTTGTTCCCAACGGATCACCCACGGGTCGAGGGTGTATTTGACGAACTCCAGTGACTGCTGCTCGATGTTGCTGAACGAGGACTTCTCCAGGTCCCCCACCATGTGCGGCGGGACCCGGAAGATGCGTGCGATCTCGTTGATCTGGAACTTGCGTGTCTGCAGGAACTGAGCCTGCTCAGGTGAGATCGAGATGGGTGTGTATTTCATTCCCTCCTCGAGCACCGCAACCTTGTGCGAGTTCGCCGAACCTCCGAACTGGCCCTGCCATGTATCGCGTAATCTCGTAGGGTCTTTCACCGTTCCCGGATGCTCAAGCACCCCGCTGGGGGCGGCGCCGTTTGCGAAGAACTTCGCCCCGTACTCCTCGCAGGCGATCGCCATGCCGATGGCGTTCTTGGCCATCGCGATCGGCGAGTAGCCCACCAGGCCGTCGAAACCGAGTCCCGGAATGTGCAGCACCTCGGAAGTGTCCAGGACCACCGAATTCCCTTTCATCGTCGGCGCATCCTCGGCGCTGGTGGTGTATTGGTAGTAGAGCTTGCCGTTCTTGTCACGATCGACCTGCATGCGGTTGGGCATCAGCGGGTACAGCGCGGCAACCTGACCCTTGCCGTTTCGGATGATCTGCGCATAGGCGTTGCCCCAGAGCAGCAGGTGGGTCATCATCGTCTCGCGGAATACGAAGCTGGTCATCTCGGGATTCGGTTCTGCGTGCAGCAGGGTGTACAGCGGGTGTTCCTTGGCCTTGTGCTTGCTTGAGTCGTCGGCGTGGCGGTAGAGGTGAAGAGGCAGGCCCGCGATCGCCTCGGCGAGGATGCGCACGCAGGCATAGACGGCCGTCATTTGCATCGAAGATCGTTCATTCACCGCCTTGCCGGATGTCGATCCTCCGAAGAGAAAACTGTATGAGGACCCGCTGGTCCTGTTTTGCGGCTTGTCACGCGTTCTGGTGACAAGCTTGGATATGAGTCCCATATGTGTATCTCCTGATTCCTAGATGAAAAGAATTCCCCGGTCCTCGTAGACCGATTCGCGCACTTCGTTGCCGCACCTGAT